GGCAATATGTCTATCCCATTCGCTAGTTTTGCAGCATTTATAGTCACATTGTTGACATATTAAATTTTTGGCGTTTTTTTGTTGCGAAAATGTTGCTAAATCCATATATATAAGCAACATACTAAAAAATGCTCTAAATCATTTTTTTGGAAAATATTGAAAAAATATCGTAACAAAAAAATCTGAATAAAAATGAATTTCAGAGCATTATGCTCACAAGTCACTTTTTGAGACCCCCTTTTTCAAATCTTTCTTTCGGATCTTTTTTTTGGACATAAAAAAAATGTCCAAAATCAAAAAAAAAATTTCAAATTTGGGTGAAAAAGTGTAGAAAGCTAGGAGTTGGACATTTCTTATGAATTATCATTTTCCGCCTCTTTTGTGACTGAATATCTAGACAAAAAACTATAAGATTTGATAAATTTGAGACCATTATGCTGCCGATTTGTGCCGACTTTTTGGCGGATTTATGCTGTCATTTGATGGATAATGATGAAAATATTTGTGAGCATATATGGTCACAAAATAATGCACAGTATTTACCAATTTATGACGATAAATTTGCAAAGTGGACTATTAATGTTTGCTTTATCGCAACTAGGATTACAGCATTTAGGCTCAGAAATTGTTATAACTGCATCAATTAATGTAGTCTGTAAACGAGTAAGGATCTTTTCGTCGCTAAAATTAGGAAGAATTTTGCTACTCTCATCCATATACATGGGATCTGTATGATAAACATAAGAGTAACTAGTGTGATTTATTTGAGCAAATGCCACAACTCTTTCCACAATGCGCTGTATTTCTTCGCCTAGTAGTTTATTCATATGATGCTGATGCAGCCCTCTTAATTGGGTTCTTGTATATATTTTATGACCAGAAACAATGCAAATGGTTAAAATGAATAAGATAATAATTTTAGATGAATACATTCTGCTTTGGTTTGTTAGTTATAATATTACAAATAGTTGTAAAATTATATTCAATTTTTTTGTTTTTTCGCTTTATCGCTTTATCTCTTTATCTCTTTGCTTATGTAGCGTAAGCCAAACCGCAGTTGCCTCCAATAAAGATCACCTGATTGATTCGCTCTTCAAATAAAATCATGTTAAAATTGTAATCATAAATGCGCCAAGTAGGTTTATTAATACCGATAATATCACCCGTTGCAGGATCACAAATCGTCAAACTTTGTGCCAATGGATCTACAGGCGGAATAATCGTGGTAAATTCTAGCTCAATTTGATTGAATCGGCTCATATTCATTGCACCAGATGGCTGCAAATCAGCATTACTAGAATTTAAACAAAAGTTATAGCAATAAAGTCCTGGTGGCGCATTACCAGTAGTTCTGGTATATTTTTCTATGTAATTATAAATGCCTGCTGGCTGTATGTTCTCACGATAAGATCCATCTAACAAAATACCTAAAACAACCAAAATATACTTGTCATTTTCTGGAGTATAAGTGGGAGTAATTAATAAGCCAGTTAAGTTACCATTTGGATTCACTCCGGGACCGATATTTACTGGAACTGGTTGATTTTGGGCATTTGTTCGATAAACTGTATAATCTCCGGCTGATGGCGCAGGTATTACATCTTGTGGCATATAATTGTAAGGCCAATTGGTATAATTAGACCATTCATTACGTAAATTAACGTCGCTTCGCTGGAAATAGAACATCCAATTAGCAACCATTCCTAGCGAATCAAGCTCAACCTTGTTAGGTCCAGTGACATTGTAAAATATTTGTTCATGGACCTGTTTGATTAAATATTTCTGCTCTTCTAATGCAAATACACGTTCTTCTTCATTAGATAAAAAACAATATGTGCAATTTAAATGCACATCGGCATTCCATAGGGTTCTTAAATCAGAATAGGAATTGATGCCAATATTGATGTCGGGGGGTGGCTGCAAGAATCGATAAAATTGCATATACCAAGCATTAAAATTGGGGGCTATATATGGAAAATTAAAGACAGAATCAAATACATCACGAATTTGAAATAGTTGATTAATTGGTCTTAAAGTCACATTAATGTGTAACTCATTGTATTGAAGCGATGTGAGAGGGAATGCCATCTGTGTTTTAAGACCGAACCAGTTATTCAGTGGAATGTATAAAATGCGACCTCTAATAGATGGCTCTGGTCCGGCTAATGCAGAACTATAATAAGCATTTGGATAAGAGTTAACCCGAGATCCGGCATTGGCAGGATCATTAAGTTCAGGAATGTTACCAATCATTTCGTCAAATAAACGTTTTTTATCAGTATTAAAGTCACGCTGAACGGTAGCTAACAAATAATCACCAGAATACTCTTGAAGAGTGTAATTTCCACATGTGATACTAATTTTAGAAATCATTTTCGCCCCTAAATTTTGTATCCATTTGAATTCATACGGGACCCAATTTTCACTATTGGTATTTTGTTCAGTAGTGGCATTACTAGGATCTTGTGGAGGTAAAATGGGACTCCAAATATTAGGAAGAGCGACAGAAAGATAACAATCCATTAGCAAGTCAGCATATCGAGGAATTTTAAAAGTATAAGTGGATTCTTCTGAGAGCCGTAATGTTTTAGAACCTTCAAAATCAACTCTGAATTTTTGTAAACCGAAATTTGTATATTGTGCAAAAGTGCATTTAAAAAATGTTTTTGAAGGGTTACCATTTAAGATAATATTTTGTTGCCCTTGGGAAACTAATTGCATTAAACCACCGGCCATAATTAGTATATATTGTTATTATTTTTTAATTCTTTATTTGAGTATATTATATAAAAAGTAAAAAGTAAAAGTAAAAATATTATATTAATATAAATATATGTCTGGAACAGGAACAGGAACAGAAGCTATAAAAGAAGGATTCAATGCATTAAAAAACATGCAAGAAGGCGCAGCATTAAAAGCATTTTCAATTGTAACAACATTCATAATATTAATAGCATTTATGGTTTATTTTTATTACTCAGGAACTTTATTTTCGGATGGCATGAAGGTGAGAGATTGCAAATACATGGATGACATGTTTGGAACATTAAATGGCAAGATAAGATCTATTGATACTAACAATGAATCATATCAATATTCTCTCAGAGATTATTATATTAAATCGGCTTATAATTGTTGTTCAGGGGGTAATTACAAAAATGGATATGTGAATTCGTGTGTATTAAAAGATCTAATTAAGCAAGGTGTAAGAGGTTTAGATTTCGAAGTGTATTCCATTGATGACCAGCCAGTTGTAGCAACTTCTACATCAGATAGTTATTGCATAAAGGAAACTTTTAATTCAGTGCCATTTGGTGATGTGCTAAATATCATACGAGATTATGCCTTTGCTAGCTCTACCGCGCCAAATCCATTCGATCCTATTATTTTACATCTTCGTATAAAGAGCTCTAACAAACCGATGTATGACAATTTTGCCAAGTTATTGGAAAGTCATAATGATATGTTAATGGGAAAAAAATATAGTTTTGAATATCATGGTAAGAATTTTGGTTCAGTTGAATTGCCGGAAATGGCAGGGAAGGTAGTGATAATTGTAGACAGAAGCAATCTCGCATTTATGGAGTCAGAAGCATTTTATGAATATGTAAATATGACAAGTAATTCGATTTTTATGCGTGCGCTACATTATTATGATATAATAAATGCACCTGATATGGTAGAACTGATTGAATATAATAAGCTAAACATGACAATAGGAATGCCGGACAAAGGTTCAAATCCTGAGAATCCTAGTTCAATTACAATGCGAACTTATGGGGTCCAGATGTTGGCGATGAGATATCAAACAGTGGATACCAATTTGGAGGAAAATGACTTATTTTTTAATGAAGCAGGACGTGCGTTTGTTTTAAAACCGGAGAAACTGCGATACATTCCGGAAGTAATACCAGATCCACCAGCACAGGATCCGAATGTGTCTTTTGCTACTCGTGAAGTAAAATCAGACTTTTATCAGTTTGAAATATAATCTAATGACCCAGAAATTTAATTGAAGTAACAAATATTAATTCAAATAATTATCTTTAAGTATTAATTTAAATAAAGCTTAAATATAATTTATTAATGAATATAAAGATCAAAATAATGGCAAACATGGAAAAGCTAGTAAGCCGAATAGTAATTATTTGGATTGTGATCATATCAATAACTATAAGCAGTTTATATAATCATATGAATGAGACAGGTGCAAATTATTACAGATTTGGGCCACATGATGATTTTTTAATAATAGGAATACAGATTAATACACCAGGAAAATATTTTACGGTTGTATTATATTGTTTTATAA